AACTGTCTGCAGCTTATTGGGCTGATAAAGTTAAGTGGTAAATGGCATATTCACAAAAAGTAGTTGATAGGTTTGAGAGTGTCTTAAACAATCCAGCAAAACATTCTGTTGGAAGATTTGACCCTAAAGACCCTAATGTTGCTACAGGTATGGTGGGTGCACCTGCATGTGGGGATGTTATGAAGTTACAAATTAAATTAAACAATGATGTTATAGAAGATGTCAAGTTTAAAACATATGGGTGTGGAAGTGCAATCGCATCCTCTACAATGTTTGTAGATATGTTAAAAGGTAAAACTATAGCAGAAGCTAAACTTATTAAAGATAAAGATATAGCAGAAGCTTTAGAACTACCAGCAATTAAGTTGCATTGTAGTGTACTAGCAGAAGATAGTATAAGACAAGCTATACAAGATTGGGAACAAAAAGTTGCACATAGAAAACATAATTATTACAAGGAGTAAAATATGGAAAACATTATAGGAATATTAGTTTTAGTAGGAATTGTAGGTTTTGTTATTTATAAACAAAAACCTGAATGGATTAAATATTTAATGAGTTTATTTAATAAAAAATAAATTGAGTAAGTTATTTAAAAAAATACATAGATTTATGAAATGTGGTCGCATTAATAAAGTTTGGAAACTTTTAAAATAATATGCCACATTTAGGAGAAATTAAATTTAAAGCCTTACATAAACAAAAAGGTAGATTGTCTATGAGAAGAAACCAAGGTAAACCCGGACATGTAACTCGTGAAGAGTTTGATAAAAACTGGGATATGATTTTTAAGAAAGGAGAAAAGAATGGTAGTAAAAAAAAGAAAGACTAAGAAAAAATCAACAGTCAATAAAGCTGGTAATTACACCAAGCCTACTATGCGTAAGAGGCTTTTCGAGAGAATCAAAGCCGGTTCTAAAGGAGGTAAACCCGGACAATGGTCTGCTCGGAAAGCCCAGCTTTTAGCAAAACAATATAAAGCTAAAGGTGGTGGCTATAAATAATGCCTAAAAAAAAGAAAGACCCTAAAGTAGGTACAGGTAAAAAACCTAAAGGTAGTGGTAGAAGATTATATACGGATGAGAATCCAAAAGATACAGTAAGTATTAAGTTTGCAACTCCAGTAGATGCAAGAGCTACTGTAGCAAAAGTAAAAAGAATTAAAAAACCTTTTGCTCGTAAAATACAAATACTAACAGTATTAGAACAAAGAGCTAAAGTAGCTGGTAAAAATGTACAAGCTGCAATAGCTAAACGAGGTAAGGAAGCAATTAGGAAAAAACATGGCACTAAAAAAGTCGCAAAGAAGTCTTAGGTCTTGGACTAAACAAAAATGGAGAACGAAGAGTGGGAAGAAATCTTCGGAAACGGGTGAGAGGTATCTCCCAGAAAAGGCGATTAAATCATTATCGGCTGCAGAATATGCTGCAACAACAAGAAAAAAACGCAAAGATACTAAAAAAGGAAAACAACATTCTAAACAACCAAAACGAATAGCTAAAAAAACTAGAAGAGCTAGACAGTTTAAATTTATTGGAGGTAGATTAAATATTGCTGAAATTGAAAAACAATCAAAAGAATTAGTTGAGCCATTAAAAGGTTTAGATTCTTATGTATTAGATGATATAAGAACTGCTCAAGAAAGTTATAAAGTTTTTGAATCTACTATAAAAAAAGAAAAAGAAAATAATGCATTAGATAAAGAAAGATGGCAAGAACTAGATGTTCCTACTTCTCCTATAAATAGTTTAGAAGACTGGGCTAAGTTTAGAAATGTTACAACTGAAGAACTACAAAGAATGAAAAAAGAATCAGACTTAGAATTATATAGTCAACAAAGAAAAAGAAATGACCCAGATTCTAAGTTTGGAAAAAATCCAGAGCTATCTCAAACTCCTCTTACAGATACTGAAATAGAAAGACTTGGTAGAGAAAATATGCCAAAAAATGTACGAACTTATGTAGATTTTGATTTAAGAAAAAAATTAAGAAGTAAAAATGTTCTTTCTCCTTATGGTGCTTCTGGAGAATTTCCTCGAGGAGATTTTGTATTTCCCGTAGGAGATAAAATAACTGAAGCACATGAAGTAATGCATATAGGATTTAATGAAGTTCCGGGCTTAACAGAGCATTTAAACGATAAATTTGGTATAGGTAATCACGAACATACATATATTATTGAAACAACTGAACCTGAATTTTTTAATTTAGATATGCCTCCTCCTAAAGGTTTTACTGAAGAACAAAGAACAGAATATATTAAAAGTATAGCACCTAATGCTTCTGATAAAAGATATAGAAAAAAAGTCGTAAGAGAAGTAGAAAAATATATTAAAAAAACAATTTAAATTAGATTAATGTTTATACCTAATGATTATATAAGAAGAACTTCATCAACTATACCTTTTGGTTATGAGTTAGATGCAGACTTTGAAGGTTATTTAAAACCTATACCTGAAGAGCTTACTATACTTAAAGATGTAGCTGAAGCTGTATTTCATGGTGAAATAAGTTTAGGTATTGGTGTAGATTGGTTAGAAGCAGAAACAGGAAGGCAAATGTCAAGACCGGGTTTAAAAAAATATGTAGATAAGTTATATGGCAGATAATAAAAAAAAATCTATAAAAGACTTGACAAATGTTGAAAAAGACTATATACTAGAAGAAAGTAATAATAATAAGAAAAAGGTAGGAAGACCTAAAAATAGCGAACTTTCTAGTGTTAAGTTAGCATTACAAGCTAAAAAAAGATTAGATAAAAAAAATCAAAAGGTTAAAAAATTAACTAGAAGTTTAGCAAAGGTTAAAAAAGAAGTTAAACAAGAAGAAAAAGTTTTAACTTCAAATGTTTTAACAGAATCAGAAACAAAAGTATTACCTGATTCTATACAAGAACATTTAGATACTACAGGTTCTTATGTGGCATTTATGCCTAATGAAGGACCACAAACAGATTTTTTAGCTGCTGCAGAAAAAGATGTACTCTACGGAGGAGCAGCAGGTGGTGGTAAAAGTTTTGCAATGTTAATTGACCCATTGCGTTCTTGCCACATACCAGAACATAGAGCTTTGATACTAAGAAGGTCAATGCCAGAGTTAAGAGAACTTATAGATAAATCTCGTGAACTCTATCCAAAAGCATTTAAAGGTGCTAAGTTTAGAGAAGTAGAAAAGCTTTGGAACTTTCCTTCAGGAGCTAAAATAGAATTTGGCTTCTTAGAAAAAGATGCAGATGTATATAGGTATCAAGGACAAGCGTATAGCTGGATAGGATTTGATGAGATAACTCATTTACCTACAGAGTTTGGTTGGAATTACTTAGCTTCTCGTTTGAGAACTACCAACCCAGAGTTACAAACTTATCTACGCTGTACAGCTAACCCCGGTGGTGTAGGTGCACAATGGGTAAAGAAAAGATATGTAGAAGCATCTGAGCCTAATACAACATTTAAAGGCAAAGATGGTTTAACAAGAAAGTTTATTCCAGCATTGTTACAGGACAATCCTTACCTTGCTGAAGATGGTGAATATGAAAGGATGTTACAATCTTTACCTGCAGTTCAAAGAAGACAACTGCTAGAAGGTAACTGGGATGTAGCAGAAGGTGCAGCATTTGCAGAGTTTACTACAGATGTACATGTCATAGCTCCTTTTGAATTACCAGCTTGGTGGGAAAGAATAAAAGGAATTGACTATGGTTATGCTGCAGAAAGTTGTTGTCTATGGGGTGCTATAGACCCTGATGATAAGACCATCATTATATATAGAGAGTTATACAGAAAGGGTCTAACAGGGGAAGCACTTGCTGACACAATAACACAAATGGAAGAGAATGAAGTTAAATCTATTCCGGGTGTATTAGATACTGCTGCATGGGCAAGAACTGGATATACAGGTCCTACTATTGGAGAAACACTTGTCAATAGAGGACATAAATTAAGAAGAGCTGATAAGAATAGGATAGCTGGTAAGACTCAAATACATGAGCATCTAAGACAGCGAGAAGCAGGAAGACCAAGGTTACAAATATTTAGTAACTGTGTAAACTTAATAAAAGAATTACAAGGTATTCCATTATCTACAACTAATCCGGAAGATGTAGATACTAAAGCTGCTGACCATGCATATGATGCACTTAGATATATGATAATGAGTAGACCTAGAATGGACCATCCTTATGATAGAATGTTAAGAATTAAATCAGACATCTATCAACCTTCAGATAACAATTTTGGATATTAGATGGAAGAAAATACATTTTTAAACGCTGACAATATTTACGAAGAAGTTGAAGGTGAAGCTGGTAAAACATTATCTTTAGAAGAAGACCAACAAAGAAATCTTATTGGTATTATTAAAGGTAGGTATGCTCAAGCAGAAAATGCTAGAGATATTGCTGAAAAAAGATGGATTCAAGCATACGAAAACTACAGAGGTTTGTATGCTAAAAATGTTAAGTTTAGAGAATCTGAAAAATCTAGAGTATTTGTAAAGATTACTAAAACTAAAGTACTAGCTGCATTTGGACAATTAGTAGATGTTATATTTGGAACTGGTAAATTTCCTATTGGTGTGTCAGAAACTAAAATGCCTGAAGGCGAAACTGACATAGCTCATCTTGATATTAATAATCCAACTCCTAATTTAGAAACATCTATTCCAGATGATATAGGAAATAGAATAGATAATCCTTATGATATAGGTTATGAAGGAGATGGAAGAACTTTAAAACCCGGTGCATCTTTTTATAATGGAATTTTTGAAGATAGTCTAGAAGACCAAGCCAAAGATGCTGGTATGTTGACAGATGGAGCAAGTGCTAATCCACAAGCTATAGAAGTTAATCCTGCACAAAGAGCTGCAAGAAGAATGGAAAAACTTATCCATGACCAAATTGATGAATCAAATGGTTCTTCAGAAATTAGAAATGCTCTTTTAGAATCTGCTTTACTAGGTACAGGGATTGTAAAAGGACCATTTAATTTTAATAAAAAATTACATAAATGGGATGTAACTGAAGATGGAGAAAGAGAATATAATCCATTAGAAGTTAGAGTTCCTAGAATAGAGTTTGTAAGTTGTTGGGATTTTTATCCTGACCCTTCCGGAACTACTATGGATGAATGTGAATATGTTGTTCACAGACATAAAATGAATCGTAGTCAATTAAGGCAATTACGAAACATGCCATACTTTGATGAAGATGCTATTCGTGAAGCTATCCAAATGGGTGCTAACTATGTAGAAAAAGATTACGAATATGCTATCAAAGATGATAATAGAGCAGAAGAAGATTATCAAACTAACTTTGAAGTTCTTGAATACTGGGGTATTATGGATGCTGAGTATGCAAGAGAAGTTGGTATAGAACTATCAGATGATATTGATGATTTAGATGAAGTTCAAATTAATGCATGGATATGTGGAGATAAATTACTTAGAGCAGTAGTTAATCCATTTACTCCATATAGAATACCA